GGTAGATATAATAGGGGAGTACTAGAAACCATAAGAGAACTGCATAGATAAAATAGAGAATGCGAATGGACATGGGACGAGCAAGTGAATCACTCGCAACTAAGGATCCAGTGTAGAGACCTATTACCAGATAAAATACTGTAAAAAGTCCTGAAATAGTCTGGTCCCAGATTTTTTGTTGTACACGAGCGCCACTAAACTCTGACTCCTCCAATTTATCTTTTTCCCCTTTTGCTGCTTCAGCCTGTGCCATAAGTTTATTTAAATTACTGCCATTCGATTTCTGATCATTTATAGCCTTTTGTTGAATCTCTTGTACTGCAGCAGGCTCATTAAGAATTGACGCTGCACTCTCAACAATAGTTCCAATCTGTGTCTGGAGTGTCGCAAGCGACGAAGTAAGATTCTTTGTATACCAGACTTGATTTTGGTCGAGTACTTTTTGAAACTTAGCAGCTTTATCTGCGGATACTCGATTCTGATTTTGAAGTTGTAGAAGTGTATAATTCCAGAGTTTCAATGAATTATAGAATACAATTCGAATCTTATCTGCGTTTATTTGTTCCGTCATAGCATCCATTGTGATCTGAGTTTGTGCATCAATTGAATCTGAAAGTGCATTCGGATTCTGTTGTAACCATCGAGTACCTGTATCGACAACACCCTGCATAAGAGTGGCTCCATCGGGTGTAATAGTCCCTGAAGCAGCGTCATTTTGAATATCTGTCTGTAACTGTGTCAGTGTTCCTCTGTAGACATCACGAGTCTTTGCTGCGTCTTTTTGATCGGCCGCCTTTTGGCGCCGAACATCGGGGTTATACGTAAGATTATCAAACATCTGACTTGCTCCCTGCCCCATCCTATTTATAGAGCATACTTCAGTCCACCCATACCTGACGCGAACTCTACAAAGTTAATCGATTCAACATAGATAGTCAAATCATACACATAGGTTGTATTTGGAGGGAGTGTATACGGATTGACTTCCACCTGAAACACACGAATACGACTGGAATTCAGTGAACCTGATGGTTGATGATCTGGACTATGAAGACAGAAACTGTAAATAGGTAGAATTTCTCCAGGATCACCACTTGTGTATTTGTAAGGGACGACCTTTGTAAAATAATCAATCGGTTTCATCTCTTGAATTTCATTGCCATCACAGAGAACTCGTAGACTCTGTAAAATCTGGAGTTGCGCAAATTGAATGAGAATACCTGATGTAAACGCTTGTGTCAAGAGGGGTACTGTATTTTGTGGAGGAATATACGGTGTTGATGGATAGTTCCACCAATTTGTCCAGTTAGGAAAGTCATTACGATACTGCATAGTGTCTGAGCGACGATTTATAAAAAGAAGACGCTCAATTGGATTGTGAGTATCAAGGTCCAGAATCTGGCGTGTATAGAGCGCTGGAAAGGGATACCAACTGACTTGATGTAAAAGATAGGAGAGAGGAGTCGATGCAAAGAGATTTCGCTCTTGCTCGGGCAGATATACATAGGTTGTCTCAAGTGTAGGTTGAAGACTCCATGTATTGAGTGCGGGAACATCGGCACCGATATCTGTTAAGAAGGCATTGAGTTGTCCACTGAGGTCTACAATAGTTGTGTAATCCGGAAGATTTGACCGCAAATTTATAAGGGGTGCCGTCGTCTGAACTCCAGGAGCCACACGGAATCCTGAAGCATCAAGCACTGTATAGAGTTGATTGATTGGATTCAATGTCAATTGAACTTCACACTCATGGTACTGGAGTCCAACAAGTGGGAGCGCAGAACCCGTTGCCTGTGTAAACCAGAAAGGGAGTGGAACACGGACTGTTTGTCCAAAGATGGAGGGTCGATTTAATTGAGCACCGAGAGGTCTCGCGCTGTCACTGATTACACTAGGGTAGCCTGTCTGATTTGTGCCGCCGGCATAAATACCATTTGCTGGGTCAACAAGTTCGGCCACATTTCCCACAAGGCGTTCCCATTTATAAAATTCATCTGTTTTGTAGTCTGCAAGAGCCTTGGCAAGTAGATAGGTTCCATCAAACTCCTGGATTTTCTGTCCACCAATGAAGACGGCTGCGTTTTGAATGAGGGCGCATCCAATGTATTTCGTCCATTGAAACTCATATTGAAAATTTCGGACTCGCGGGGAGATATATTTGCTATAGATATCAGGAAGTTGAAAAGAGAAATAAAGGTCACTCACTAAATCCGCCACGCGAGGAATCTTGAACCGAACTTTGATCGGTTGATCAAAAAAGAGTTGATCGGGACCATCCATTTGCGCAGAAACACTCTCCATTGAAAAGTGCGAATAGCGCCGAAAGACCTTATAAAAATAGGTCATATCCGGATTTCCGCTGAGAATTACATTTTGAGAGCCATAGGCTACTAGTGCTAATAGACCGCCTCCAGTCATTGCTTACCCTTCTATTTCGTGAGGCTTTAATATCGGGATTTTAAATCCCACTAGTAAAGTCTTTAAAACACTATGTATATTTAGCTTGTGTACCATGAATCAACTAGCGAATTCTGTAGATAAGAATTAGCCGACTGTGTTGTTGGCATATCAATTGTTGAACTCGGTCCCATATTTGCATTGGCCTGGATTTCAGCGAAGGAGAGGGCATATCTGTAGTGGTAGAAACGGCTGAGTTGACCAGCCATTGTACCTGTTACCTTAAAATCCTCCTCAACGCCCTGGAGATTCACCAGTTTATTGCCAAGTGTAGTATTGCTATTAAATGTGGATTTGCCAAAGACAATCAGATTCTGGTAGTTCTGGTAGGGGTAGGTCTTCTCCATCGGAATACGTCCCTTCAGATTTCCATTGATGTAGACCTCGAGAGTATTTGCACGGAATACAATGGCAACATAGAACCACTTCTGTACAGGTACATTTTGGATGTCCACATAACTGTACCATGACTTGTAGGAGTTCATGAAGATGCGGAGCGTATTCTCATCTGAGCGAACGAATACGGCCGGACCCAGTAGCGGGAACGGTGTGGAATAGCCCTTGTAGAATACATGTTTGAGCCCATTGCTTGTGTCAAAGGTTGCCGGGTCAACAAATAAGAAGAAACTGTATGTGAATTCAACACCTGTGAATTCATTGTCTGAATGGAGCAGCATCTTAGCATTCGGATCACTCGGGTCTTGACGAACTATAATTGATTGGCTGCTCATAATTGTATTAGGCACAATCACGGTCTTTGACATTGAGTACTTGTAATATGTCTTTACGAGTGCCTCGAAACTGAAGAAAATAAGAAATATGACTATGCCCGCAATGAGTGCAAGGAGAATCTGCGGGATGAGTCCATTTCCAAATATGAAACTTCCACTACTGGTGTTAATGGGTGTCTCCATCACAATCTACAAACTGTAGATATTCATTTCCAGGGATCAAGCAAACGAATGAACTTTCAAAGTTGACTCATTTGTATGAAATAAAGAGGGTATTTACTTTGTGACAGGTGCTGTCGGGTTGAGTTGGCCAAAGAATGACTTGATTGATGACCATAAATCACCTGATGTGCCGGAAGGACCGGCCATGTAGATACGATAGGTTTCATCCGGAGAAAGTGCGTAGTTGTAGAAATTCACGCCTGACAGACTTCCGTTCCAGTCTGTCTTAATACGAGATGTACCCGTTCCAACATCAGGGTTCAGGATGAAGAAATAGATGGGTGTTGTCGCATTTCCATTGACCTGGAACTGTCCCTTGAGGACACATGAGCGTGAGAGACGGCCATCCATGTAGACATCGCATAGATTGTTGTTCAGTACAATCGTTACATTCACCCAGCGACCGAACTCAACATTCTGTACGTTGCATGGAGAGGCTGTATCACTCTCGGGACTGGTCGTCATGAAACTGTTAAAAACGAAACTCTGGCTACTACCGTCATTTACACGAACATGGAGTGTATTTGTCTTACCACCAAGTGCTACAGTGAGAGTTGAGGCATTATCGGTGGCAGTTCTACCCAGATTTAGGATGTGGCGCTTATTGGTTGTATCACTTCCAGCACCCGTTACATACATCCAGAAGGATACAGTCATTTCACCGCCCGTAAAGATATACTGCGATAGTTTTATATCCGTCTGGGATGTGCCAGGATACTGAATCAGAGTCGTGGGCGAAGCAATCGGGTTAGGCACAATCGACGCCTTTGTCTGTGTCTGCGTGACATTGTACATGTAGTCATAGAGGTAATACATCAGCACGGCTGCTACAACAAGTATAACAACACCACCAATAAGTCTTCCTATTCCACCTGCGGATGGTCCAGTGGAGGCAGCGTTCATTCTGTTTGAGCAAGGGTTTTAGTAATCGGATTTCCAAACAACAAGTGGATTACTGGGGCGAACGGAGGGCCCTGAAAAACAATTGCCGGAAGGACACAGATTGAGATTTAATGAAGGAAAGAGTGAGTCATACGGCTCCCCTAGTGTATTTGTATTTGTGGAATAATCGGAGGCAACTTCGGATGCCGTCATTGAAGTTGTCTTTGAGAGGAGATAGGAGGTCCTGCCTGTAAATGTTCCATCAGATAGGGCAAGTTTTGTCGCAGTCGGCTTCGGAACATTGGTCGTTTTAACAGAGGCAGCCAGTTGACCATTGTAATAGACATCATACTTTGAGCCCTCATGAGAGAGTGTAAGCATCACCCACTTCTGTTGAGGAAATGGTGGTAGTGGAAAGGTCTCTAGGAAGGGTTTACCAGTTTGATTGGTTGTCTGAATACAGAGTTGTGTCTTGGGGAGTCCAGGACGGGAAGCATCAGGAGCCTGTAGGAGTTCAATCCATAAGGATGTATCAAACTGAAGGAGCTTAGCAAATCCAGGATGAACGCATGCTCCATTCGTATTATCGCAGATATCAAACGAATCGGTCGTTGAGTTGAAGTTTGCAGTGTTTGTGTTAGTATCATAAATGGACGCAGTACGAGGAAGTGATTGAATGTAGTAAAAAATGCGGAAACTTGAACTCTGATTTCGTAAGAAATTCGAAACATAGGGTCCATTATTCGCAACCTGATTTGTTGAACCC